AGTAATTGTAGCAGACTATATGTACACAACACGAATCGCCTAATTCGTGCAGGTTGCCAAATCTCTCTGATAAGCTCTGAGTAGTAAGGTTGAATAACCCGCTTGAGGTTTATCCGTCTAAAAGCACACACCGTTTGGCATTTTTATGTGTGCTTCCCGTATATATCCTACACCCACGATTCAACGTGAGATACTCGCCACTGAAGCGCTGCTTCGCGGCTCTGGAAAGGAAGCTTTGCCAGAAGTCCATTCTCCTTCAGCCACGGAAGAAGCTGAGACATTCTGTGGTCCCACACTTCCTGTGTGTGCTGGGACATTTCACCTTGCATCATCTTTATGTTGGTGATCATATCCTCCTCACATGCCTTATTGGACCTGTACCAGTATGTAGGCCAAAGGTAACTCCCCTCAGCGAGAGGGGCCCTCCATCCTCCTGGGGCTGTGGGGTCTTTGATTATCCCCCTCTGCAAGAAAGTACACTCCTGTAGGTCTTTAAAGGGTGATAGCTTGGCATCTTTGACGTCGTCGGTATACGTCAATCCAAAGGTCTCCTTCAGTTGCTCTGCCAAAATGATCTGATTGAAGAGTTCGATCATTTTGATAAAGACTGAGTTGACGTTATCGTCACCAAAAGGCACAGTTTTTAAGTGCTCCTCGAGACCTTCAATGTCTCCAGTAGCCTTGACATACGCTGTGCCAATGACGATAACGGTGAACAAACTGTTCACAATGGTGGTGAGTGGGTGTCCGCTTGGAAGGCTCTTGTTCCACTGGACAATGTATCGGGCTTCCTGGCCCTTGCCAACAAGATGCCTCGAGTGGATAAGCTCGAGCCAGAGCATGTTTCGTACCTTCTCATCCTCTGGTTTCCAGCTATCAGACATCCTGTACCACGCATTAATGTGGTCAAGAATCACCTGATGGATGTAGGGCTGCTGACTTGCATCAAAGCCCTTGAAGTCCCCAGCAAAGAAGTTCTTGCCTGCTTGGTTGAGATAATCAACCATTGTTGACCAGTCTGTGATAGGGTTCATTCCCGGACCAAAACCCTCCTTGACATTGAGTTGGAGCCTGGCCCCAATGTATGCACCGAAGTACATCTTGCACAGGAGAGTGTAATCCTGAGGACAGGACGACACGTATCGGGTTTTGACGGCTTCCACCTTCTCTTTGGTCCTCAATTCATCCTTCAAGAAGCCCACATAGAGGACAGCGGGTCTCTTCCCTTCAAGGATTTGATCTCTCATGTTAATGACCCTATCCTTCAGGGCAAACCACTTGGGGTTGTTAAGGTTGTACTCTTGCTCGGAGCCAAACCAATCCCTCTTCCCCACAGAACCCTCAAGCCTGTAGGGATAGCCTGGTGACGTATCTCTTGGGATTGCTTTCACACCCATAGAAGGTACGCCAACAGCTGCTTGCTCTGGGCTCAGCACTATCTGGGGAAAATCCTTAGTTGCCTTGGTGAATTGACGCGTCAGGATTTCAGCGCACAGCTCAAGGTTGGGGACATCCCTCCATTCATGCGGAGTCTTATATGGTTCCATACTCTTGATCATGGGGTACACTTTCACCCCATTCCTCTCGACTGGGCACAACACAGCGGGCTCCTTAGGGCATTCCCCGAAAATTGCAGCCTCTCCAAGAGGACTTAGCTTGAGCTGGGTCTTCCCAGAGGAAGAGACTGGCTTATCCACTTTCCCAAGAAGGGTGATGCTGCCATCGACAAGGTTGTCTTGACCAGATATCCCTGATTGTTCCTCGGGGGCGCACTCAGATACCTTGATACCCATCGATGCCATATCCTCAACAAAGTTGTCGGTGTAACAACCCAGTCGTGTGCCGGCTTGTTCCACCATTTCCCTTGTTATGACAGTCGCATACCCACGTGAGCCAGTGAAAGACCTTGCTCCTGCATAGTGCATCCCTAGATAGAGGCCTTTGTGATACCTGCTGTCGGTGAGCATAAGAGGGCTTCCACAGTCTCCCTGTGATGAATTTGCAAGGTACTGGAAAGTCTGGACATACTCATTGCCTTGTACGGAGAAAGAGGAGAGATACTTCACGTACGGGGATTCCATTCTGCTTATGACAAGCCTGGTGGTGTCCGCACTTTTCACGACAGACTGTACTGCGTGAAGAGTCACTTGTTGGCTGATGTGTGTAAACTCAGCCATCTGTGCTTCGCTGAAGAGCAAGGGCCTGATATTCTTCATCGCCTTGATGCCCCTCTTATCCATCTTGATGAAAATCAGGTCCAAA